TAAAAAAAACTCATTACTTGGAGCGTTATCCATATTAAATTTAGTTAGACCATGTAATGCTCCATTAGATCCACCACCGCCTACTGTTCCAGATATATCATATGAGTCACAACCAAAACTACCTAAATGTTCGTTGCCAGGTAAATACTTTCCGCTGTTATTTAACCTACAATTTTGTAAATTTTTTTCTGGTATCCACGAAACTAAAAACCTACCTCTTGAATCTGGAGACCATACTACTTTAGAATCTTTAATTCCATCTTTCCAACTAAATCTACCTTGTGTTAAAAAATGTTCTTTAATTAATGAATCATTGTAATCTATTTGCTGGTAAATTTTTGTTAAATTAAATAATGACTGTTTACTTTCATCTCTAAATGCATGTGAATCAGTTCTTGGAAATTGCCTGTAAAATTCATTTAAAACATCTGGATCTTTTTTTAATGATTCTACTTCGTTTTCCCAATAATTAATAGCACCATGATAAATAAACTCTCCATCAGAACCTATAACACTTTTGTCTGGAGTCTTAAACACAGGCATTCCGTACCTATCTATATATCCTTCAAAATTCCATTCCATAGGTATAAAAAGATTATATAGTCCACTTTTTGTTTGACCGTTTTGATTTCTGTTTTTTACATCAGAATCATAAAATAGTTTTTTAAAATTAGAACCTCCCTTGTCTAATGCGTTAGATGTAGAACCCATCATGCACTTTCCAATAATTCTACTACCTAATCTTAAACAAGTCTTGGTTACATTCCAATTATTTATAATATTATCTGGCTTTAACCATTTACCTGATTCATCATGAATTAATAGTTTTAATTTTTCTCCATCATAACTGTTGTCTGCAGTGTTCTTCCAATCTATAGTTGTATCTAATCCTTCTAACTCTTCTTCATTTGCCTGAAACATATTTTTTTTAGTAATCTTAGAAGCTGGTACTCTGTAAGCTAATTCAGTTTTTGGTCTATCCATACCGTCCTGTATCGGTTTAAAAAAGAAAGGATAGTTGTTGGAAATAGGAACTACTTTATCTGTAAACATTTTTTTAGCATCAGATCCTGTTTTAGAAAGCACACCTACTCTTGCATCTTTACTTATAGTAGCTGTATTAACCGCTTCACAAGAACCCATAAACGAAAAACCTGAACGTCTTATTTTTAAATAGCACATACCAAAACTTCTTTTATCAGCCTTACATGCTTCCCAAAAAATATAAAATATTCTGTTAGCTTCTCGAAAATCTGGTTTACCAATATCTATTTTTGTCCATTGCAAATACATATAATGAGTACCTGTTATGTATGTAGGATTTCCATTATTGTAAAACCAAAAGCCTTCGTCTCTTCTATCAAACTCAGTTTCAATATAATCTACCCATTGATTTTTAAATTCAGTATTCATTTCGTGCCATTGAAATATTGAATTAATTTTTGATAGCATTTTAGGATACTCAAATACTGACCAATATTGATCTGAAGTTTTTTTAGATTTTTTAAAAATTTGCTTTGGAGTTTTTGGCAAACCAATTAACAAACCATTTATATTATATATATCACCTACCGTACCGTCTTTACTAATAACAACCAAATCATGTTTAGGATTATAACCATAAGACCACGATCTATGCTGATTCATCTTTAGCATAGATTGTTTAGATACATGGTTTTTTACAACAGTATATAATTTATTTTGATCGTCTTTCTGCAAATCCTTGTATTGATTTTTCTTCTACTTTTTCAACTCCGTTTAATAAATCTTTTTCTAATTCAATTCTTGTTAATATTTCAAATGCATCAAATATAGCAAGCTTTTTAGTAGCAGCTGCATTCTTTAATCTATCCGCAGCTAACTCATCATCTTTATCATATTTAATAATATCTTCTTTAGCTACTTTTATTAATTGTGATACAGCTAATCTGCCTGCGCTAATTATTTCAATCTTTAAATCTTTTGTTGTTTTCATAATACCATAGTTATATTATTCCAAAACATTCTGTATAGTTTTTCTCCATTTATATAAAAAGGATATTCACACTCAGGTTCAAATACTACTTCATCATTTTCATTTACACCTAAGTCAGTTAGTTTTTGATTAGAATATTTAACTATACCTACAAGAGGTTCTTCCTCTACAGGTTTCATAATTATTGATTCTCTTACAGGCACGGGTTTTATAAAACAATACTTAGAATGAGTTTGCCATTTACCTTTATTATAATACATATAAAACTGATCGTAATCAATAAAAAATAAATCTTCTTTAAAAAAACTTCTTCCGCTTTTTTCTCGACCTTTCATATCATAATATATTTTAAAAACATTATGATGAACTAACAAAATATCTCCTGTGTTTATTTCTCCCTTATAATTTAACGGACAACTAACTACTTCAGCAAATCTATTGGAGGCAGTGTGATCTTCTTGAGAAACACTTGTAAAAAAATCTATACTTCCTATTTTTTTTACATTATCATATCTTCTACCTTTTAAAGGCTTTACTATAAAATAATAAGGAGATTTCATTAAAAATTTATATTATATTCTATCGATATAGGCATATTAGAATTAAATTCTTTCCATAATAATACTTCATTATTTTGTTCAATCCAAATTTTTATTGAACTATTTAAAGAATCATGTTTTATTAAATGTATTGTGTAACTGCCACCTAAGACAGGCTGCCCTACTAAGTAATGCATAGCGCTAGACTTATAGTCCGAACCTATTGAAATCTTTCTAATATCCATTTAGACTAGAAGTTGGAACCTACAGTTAACACTCTATAGTATACATTTACATACAATACTCCTGTACCCTGTGTAGGATTACTTCCACCAGCGTGTAAAGTTAACGCAGTGTTTGGCGCTATAATTTCTGTAGCGGAATTAGGAGTCTCAGGTTTAAATGTTGCGTCTACAGCTGAATTAATAGTGGTTGAGCTATTTGAAATTGACCCTAAAGATTCAGTACCTAATTTTATCGGCAAGGCTGGTGTAAAATCATATGGAGTTGCCCCCGCATCCATGTAACACATTATGCTTATTATATCAAGAACTTTTCCTGCACCTGGCGCTGCAACTAAGGTTGCTGGCGTAGTAGCTAATGTCAACAAAGTTGCGCTGCTTACAGAAACATTTGCTGTTACAGGAGAATCCGAAGTTAGACCTAAAAAACTTTGAATTTGTGAAAGAGTTACGGTTTTAGTTGCTAATGAATTATTTGCATCTGTAATAATTAAATAATCGTTTCCCTCTAAATTACTAATTGTAGGGTATGCTGTTATATTACTTATTTTCGCCATCTTCTGGTTTGTCTTTTATTTCGCCTGACTCTAAATTAATTACTACGTTATCTCCGTATTCTTTAATTAATTCAGTTTCAAAAGTTTTGAATTCAGAACTAAGTATATCAACAGAATTTAATGTTTGATGTTTTCTTATTTCTAAATCCCCGACCTGCTTATGAAGTCCTGCGAATTGTTGGTTTAATTGTTGAAGTTTACTTAAATGCTCTTCACTTACTTTTCTTTCTTGTTCACTCATTATATTATATTTATTATTATTTTTTCAAATTTACGTAAATTATTTTATTTTATGCACTTTCTAACGCTGTTACTTTTGCTGATAATTCTTGTATAGCTTTTACTAATACTGGGATTAATCTTGCGTAAGAAGCTTGTAATTTTTCAGGATCTGATGAATTTACTAATCTTAAAAAATCATCATCTACAGCAGTCAGTTCTTGTGCTATAAATCCAACGTCTTTAATTCCACTTGTTGAAGGTTTTACTGTTTTAGATGTTTCAATAAGTTCATTAATATCTTTTTCACCATCTTTACCTGGTGTGATTTTTTCTTCTGTTACAATTACAGTTTCATCTCTTAAGTCCCAAACAAACTTTCTAGGCTTTAAGCTCATTACAAGATCTAATCCATGATTTAAATCTACTATATCAGATTTATCTCTTTCATCAGATAAAGCTGTAATAGTCTGAACCTGACATTTTAAAGCCGTAACACTTGAATTACCTAAAACAATTTCATTGGAAGTAGCCGCAGATGTAAACTGCGCTCCATTTCCTATCGCAGTGTTATTAGATCCTGTTGACGCTGCGTTATTAGAAGGTCCTGAATTATATCCAATAAATGTATTGTATTCTCCTGAAACATGCTCAAATCCTGATTTAACTCCGTAAAATGAATTGTAGCTTGAAACGGCAGAGTTGCCTATATCGAACCCGGAAGTGTAACCTATAGCTACATTTTCTGTTCCGTTGACTTTACCACCCATTGCTCTATAAGCAATACTTACATTATGTGTGCAGGTACTAGTAGAAGGGTTTGAACCTTTTAGTTGTTCTCTTCCTATAAAAATACCGAAGTCTATATCTATGTTTTCAAGGTTTGCATCTTCAAAACACTCGGCACCAATTACTACCATATTATTAAATTTATTTGGCAATTCAGATGCATCAAACATATCTGAACCAATAAATACACTTAGCGAGCATGTCTTTCCTGCTAATTCGTTAGCATCACCTGACATACCAATAAGTACAGTGTTTAGCCAGCTTGTGCCACTGTTAGTTAATAAATCTTTAGAAAAATCATATCCAATAGCTAAGCAATCTTGAAAACGAAAAGGACTACCTCCAGTATAATTTACTACAGTGTCACTAACCGCAGCATCCCATATTATAAAATTTTTGAATCTACTTGGATTTAT